GCAACAAATTCTTCTGGAGTCTTGCAAAGCAATAACCCGCCAATCTCAATATTGTCCTTAAAGCGACTATTGGGATCAACTAGCAGTTGAAACTGGGGTTGTTCTTCAATTGCTACAGGTTCCCAGCCTTCTCTTAGTTTCCCAGAGAGATTACGGGGGTCCGCCTGATTCAACGTTGAAGTACGAATCCATCTATACGCATACCCAGCCTGTTTATCAGGCTCAGGGAGCAATTCTGCTGGCGCCCACTGCGTAGGACGTTCGCTTGTTGCACGGGTATCTAATTCGCGAGCAAGTTTGTTTGTTGCCATTTTAAGCCTCCAGTTTTTGCATTTCCCGAGCATACTGCTCAGGGGTTAAGCCAAGTTTTTTAGCTAACGCCACTTGACTTGCTTTTAGCACAATTCTTTTTGACGCCGTGCTACGCGTTGCTGGTGCTACTACTGGTGCCGATCTAGCTTCAGTGCGCTGATTAGGCTTGTCGCCCCCAACCTGCGTTTCTACTTCTAATTCGTCCAAAAAATTCTCAGGAAATCTTTTGCGCATAGTGTTATCTATACGTTTGAAATACTCTTCGCTACCAATATAACCTTTACCAAATTCTTTTTCAAGCTTTGCATGCGTACCTAGAGCCAAAGCAGTCATCTCTTCATCAGGCCCGTACCAAGTATTTCTTTCAAGCCACTTGGAAGTTAGCGGGTCAATTTTTGGACTGTCTTGAGTCTGAGTCGTTTGTTGTGGTATTTGTACCTCATCTTCTTCAGTTTGTAAAGAGGGCCTAAAGTTTTTAGCTCTATCTTGTTTTAAGCTAGCTTCAGTAAGTTTTTGTTGAGCCTCAACAATGCGATCTGAATCTCCCGAGTCATAGGCGTCACGGTAGACTCGTTTTGCCATCTCTACTTCTGTATCAGCGGCATTTTGTACAGTTTCAATATAAGTCTTTTCACCAGCACTATATTGTTTCTTAAGTCTTTGATTCTCTTGAGAAATTTGTTGCGCGAATCGAACTGCTTCGTCTTTTTCTCTTTCTGCCGCTTCTTTAACTCGACGTTCGTCGTGCCAAGCCTTTTTCATTTGCTCAAGACGCATTTTCACCCTATTGGAATAATCCATAAGGTTATCGTCATCAAGTTCTTTTTTTATCTCATCAGGTAAAGGCTCTGCTTTACGATCTTCTGTTGGAGTGTCGTCTTCTACCTCAATCTCAAATGCTTCTTCTGTATCTACGGGTTTACCCTTAGTTTCCTCTGCTTCGTGAGGGAATTTATAGTCGTCTTTTTGAATTTCAGCCATGGTTTATCTCCTAAATAAATTTACGTTTAATTCCACGAGGATCTTGAATTACAGCTTCCACCGAGTCGTCGTTAATAATGCGGAATTCCCTGTCATGGATTACTAGACGGGTACCAGCATTTGGACGCACCAAAATAAAATCGCCTTTTTTACACCAAGGACCGTTAGGAAACCTAGTTTTATCTTGATAGCAATCTGGACCTATATCAACTACAAATAAAACCGTAGTCAATAACTCATCATGCCTGCGGGTCTCATCGGACTTAATAATCCCGCTATCGAAAGCTTCTTCTGCTTCTGGAATTGCGCAAAGTATTCTATACCCTTGAGGTATAGGGAGTTGTTTGGCTCTTTCTTCTGCTTCTTTATTAAGCACTACGCTTAAATCTACTGCTTTTTCTAAATCAATGACATTAGTCATCCGAGTTCTCCAGATTTTTTGCAAGGTCTAATAAATATAACTCGGCAGTGAGTAGTCCCCGAACCTCACCACAAAGTGCGCGATACTCTGCGTAATCCTTAGCTGCGCCACTGGAAACGGCATCAGCTATTTGGTTGCGCTTATCTTTGTACTGCTTAAGCAATACTTCAAGCGTTTTGTCCATCAATCACCTTTCTTTTGCGTCCCTTTCGGTACGTTTAATTGCGCCTTTTTATAGGCGATGTCTGTGCCAATTTTTAAACCTTCCAACTCCATCTTAGCTTCAAGGTCGGCTTTATCCTTGGCTATTTTGACCCCAGCTTGCATCCCTGCAATTTCTTTTTGCGACTCTATTCGATCACGTTCTATTTGAAGTTGATCTTCTTTAGCTGCAGCATCAACCTGAAGTTTTTGTTGCTTAAGTTGTAACTCTGCTTGTTTAATTTGTAATTCCATCTGTTGCATTTGAACCAGTGGGTCTTGCGCCGCTTGGGCGTTTTGTTGAGCTTGAGCCTCTTGTTGGTTCTGCTGCAACATTTGTTGCGCTGCTTGAGCAGCGAGTTGCGAGATTCTGACTTCCATATGTTCTGGAATGCCTTCTTCTTCGTATTGTTCATTATCAGGTGGAAGCTCCATGCCCATACGCATTTCCATCTGTTTGCGATACTCGTAACCAATATGCTCATTAATATGAGCCATCATGGCGGCTTGAAGCTGTTGTGCCATTGGGTTCTGACTAACTAACTGCATGATCTTTGGATCTTGCATAGCTGACATGTGTACTGCAATATGCGCTTGATGATCTTGATACAAAAAAGCCTTTACGGGTTTCATCATCAATATGTTTTGATTCTCTGTTACAGGATCAACAGGTTTTTTGTCATCGCTAGTTGGCACTAATTTTGTGTAATTTTTAATTCCTAATATATCTAACATCTGTCGATGTAATAACGGTAAATTATATAACTGCGGTGCTGTTTGGGCTAATTGCAAAGCCGCTTGATACTGCACTACTTTTTGCGACATAGTTGCCGCATTAGGGTCACTTACTGGTATGACGTTTACTTGGTCATAGTCAGACTTCTTAGCTCTACGGCTACCTTCGATAGGCTCGTAGGTATATTCCTCAGGGGTGTAGTCCGCAATAATCTTCTTTAAAAGACGGAACTCTTGCTTCATTGCATAGTGGATACGAGCTTGTACCGCACTCATTACTTTTAATGTTCTTTCTAATATTGCAAGCGTGGTTCCCACTGGCGAATTAGAAGACATGTCGCTAATCTTCATATCCGCAGCTGCTGCAAAGCGGCGACCTTCGTCAATGATTTGATTCATTAACATATATAAAGTTTGACTTGGCTCTTTATATGGAAGAGGCAAAATGTTATCCCGCATTGTTCCGCTTGGGACGTCTACGTCACGGAATTCTCCTGGAGCTATAGGAGTGTCGTCACCTTTTATACGTAAGCCTCGAGTCTTAAACCCACCAGGAAGATTGGAAAGAGTACCTGCATCAACTAGTTGCCGAAGAATACTAGTACCAGACTTAGCAAAAGCCCCAATGAGATGGATAAGGCCAAAACAATAGAAACCAAAGCCAGGTATATATCCGTAGTGTACAAAGTGCTGGCGCTTTGCATGCGTTTTATCATCTGGTTGATAATTTCGTCTAATCGCAAGAACATTACTTGTTCCTTTTTCAATAGTTACCACATAAGGAAGGGCGATACCTGTTGGTTTACCATCATCATCTTTATGCTCGTGACCAGGAAGGTCTAAGTTAACGTGCATCTCAAGAAGTTTGAAGCGATCATCCGACGTAGCTCTAAAGCCCATCTTTTCCGCAATCTTCTTTTCTACTTCATCAAGCGAATTAACTGGGTCGCCTAAGTCAACGTCGCAATAAAAGCCAGCTACTTGCAATCGAATTAACTCGTTCTTGGTCTTACGCATCACGTGTGTAACACGTTCAGAAGTTTCAATGTTGCTAGCACCATAAGGAACAACGATGTCTTCTGCGGGTACAAATATAGATGCTTGACGCTCTAAATTTGGATCGTAATAGACTTTTTTAAACGCGTTACCTGAAAGACCCAAGCCCCAAAGCATGCGTTCATGCTCAGGTCTGTACTCCTTCATCACATCTGTAAGTTGATGGTTCATGTCTTCTTTGACACGTTCTGCCGCATCTTTCTTTTCTGTCGTTTCACGACCAATGATCTCAATCTTAACTGGGCCTGCTGCTGGAAACGTTTCCATCATGGTCTCTGACTGAAACTTTACTAAAGCCTCAGAGAGAAGCGGATGGTACACACCGCAAGCGCCTTCCCATGGTTCAGTACGTTCTTCAATCTTCATGCCGAGTAGTTCTAAACCATCAACATAAGTCTGCATCCAATCTCTACGAGAAGAGATGTCATCATCAAAGTCACTAATAAGGTCTGATGCTAAGGACTGAAGGTCTTGCTCACTCATGTATTCCGCTAGGTTTGCGGAAAAGTCCTCTTCAGACTCTTCGTTTGGCTCAATGCGAATACTTAAAGGTCCGATACCAATCTCAACTGACTCAGGGTCTTCGATAGCAATCTCTATAGGTTCTTCTTCCATGGCTAATTGATCCATGCCTAACGGTGCTTGATATAAACCTTTTTCAATTGCCATAATTTTGCCTTATACGTTGTAATACCCTTTGTGCCTACGGGACTTGAATGCCGCTGGCTCGTCTTCATAATCAGAATCTAACTGCACAAAGCCGCCACGTCTGAATCTTAACAGGGCTTGAGACATACTGTCCACTAAGTCGTCGTGCTCACCACTAGGAAAGCTTGCTACTTCTTCAACTAACTCTTCCGCCCAGTGTGTTGGGGGAACCCAGACTCTTCCAGATGCAAATATGTCTGCAACTGCATTTAGACGCGCAATCTTGTCATTGCCCTTGCTTGGTGTGAACTCTTGGACAGGGATACCCATTGCCCGTAGCTCAAATACTAACGGAGCACCAGAAGCTTTAGCTTCAACAATAAGAGCATCAGGCTCCCACTCTCTCCACTGCTCATACGCCTTTTGTTTAAGCTCAGGAAACTCCATTCGGCGTTTAAAGCAGTTTAATAAGATGATATTAGCGCTAGGAATGCCCACCGCATTGTCTCTATAGAACACACCCCACGTTGTACAGGCTGAATAGTCACTCCGCTCGGTCTTTAAGAACGCCGTATCCCAGGATTGAATGAGAAACTCACAGCTAGGAGGGTCCTCTTGATCCCAAATCTGCCACCATTCCCGTTTAATGATTGCCGAGACGTCGCTTGTTGGCGCCTGCATGTACTGAGCCTGCCATTTACCTGATGGAAGTTCGTTTTTTAAGGCTAAAAGCTGTTCTATGGGCCAAAACTCAGGCCAAAGTGGCTCTCCGTCATCAAAAATAGCTGGAAACTCAATGACTTTCCACCCTTCGCCCTCTCTTTGGGCGTCAGCTTTAATAACTTGACCTGTTAAGTCCTTCTTAGACCACCGTGTCATCACAATAATGATCGCGCCGCCTGGCTGGAGACGCTGCCGTGGACCAGATGTGTACCATTCGTACGTTTTATCGTAGATTTCTGGATTAGTTTCGCTTAGTGCGGCTTCTTGTTCCGAGTGTGGGTCGTCAATAATGAGAATATCCGCGCCTTTACCAGTGACCGCTCCACCAACACCGATAGCAAAGTAGTCTCCGCCTCTATTAGTCGCCCAGCGACCTGCAGCCTTTGAGTCTGCTTGGAGTCCAACTCCAGGAAATATTGACTTGTATATGTCTGAGTCGACCAAGTTACGGACTTTACGTCCAAAGCCCACAGCGAGCTCAGCGGTATGGGAGGTTTGAATAACCTTTTTCTGAGGATATTTGCCCAAAAACCAAGCAGGGAGGAGATAACTAGCAAATTCAGATTTTGTATGCCTAGGCGGCATATTGATAATAAGTCTCTTACACGTGCCATTTGCTACCTCCTCGAATGCGGCTGCCATCTCTTTGTGGTGGCGACCTTCTATGAACACAGGCCAGACTTTCTTCACGAATGCCATGAACCGTACTTGGGCTAACTCTTTATTTTGAAGTTTCTCTAACTGCTCTAAGTCTTCTGCCAGCTTTAGTTGCTCGGCTTCTGAGAGCAAGGGAAGAATCTTGGGTATATCTCTAAGGGATATGGTGTCTAGGAGGCTACTCATATTTATTTTTAATTAGCCCTCACTTTTTGCCTTCAAATTCGTCTACCGTCGCTTCTGCGTTTACCTCTACTGGCGTACCCATATCTACTATACCCAGCGCATCGTCCAGATTACTCATGGCATCATTCTCGGGGGTAACATCTCTGGCATTCAGTAGGCGCTTAACCCGCTCTTTAATAGCCTCTTCTAAATCATTGCTGTTCTTATATGTCACGGTTACTTCGGAACGTTCTGTAAATAAGGCTATATCTGAATGTTTGCCCAGTAACTCTAGGGCTTTAAGTTCAAACCGAGGGTCCCCACAGTTTGCTAGCTCTAGTAGCTTATTGGTAAGCGCCGCACGAACGTCGCTCATCTCAGCTGCTATACGTCCGCTATATACACGCAGAAATTCTCGTGCAGCAAATGCAACGGGTGGACTGGATAGGGCGGCTTTGTTCTGAGTCTTTACGGCTTTATCTAGAAGGCTTGCCGTTTTTACTGCATCTTCTTGAGTAATCTCAGGTGGCGGACCTAGCCGATCTAAGAGATCTTGGGTGTTGGCAACTACTGCAAGTTCTTCCGCAAAAGACGACGTCTCTACATCCGCCGTGTCATACGGAGGAGAAATGTCCTTGGTAGGCTCAATATTAATTGTCATTGCAGGGCGTGATGCAAAAGTAGTTGCGCTCCAGTTTTGTGAACTATAACACAACAAACTAGGTGGGAGGCAATAGCCCTAAGCATGCGAAGCGAAAAATACTATGCCCCCCGTGTCCTCACGTGAATAAGAACTTAGTAATTTTAAACCTTTTCTTACAAAATGCCCCGTTCGGTAATTTTTGTGTAATTAACTACACATTTTTTTACATTCTTCCCGATCAGTAAACTTTTTTACTTTTCTTTTCTTTGTAGTGGTGTATCCGATGGCAGTTGGCGCACAGGGCAATGCACTTTTCTGCCTCTGCTTTAGCTTTTTTAAACTTACCACTGCGGAGTAACTCGCTAACTATTCCCTCTTTGTCTTCAGCCTTTGTGTGGTGAAAATCCATTGCTGCTACATGACTAAACCCGCAATGGGCACAGCTTAGCGTTGCCTTCCATTCTTGGAACGCCTTCCTTTTTTTCTTTCTGGTTGCGGCATTAGCTAGCAGGGATTTTTCTTTGTTAGCTTCGTAATACTTCTTAGAATACCCCGCCCCCTTGGCTTTTCTAACCTTCGGGTCTTTATATGGCATCTTCTAACTTATACGTCTTTATTGGTAAACTGCTGCTGGCGTCTACGTTACATGCCCACCCTACCGATTCTTCTGCTGTCAATTTCATGCGCATACAGACTTCAGCCGCCATAGCCCCAGACCCAATAGCCATAAAGGTTCGCACCCGCTCCCACTCTAGGTCATCTCCGCAGGAGAATAGCCCGTCTTTAGTTAACTTTAGAAAAGAGCTGTCTGACTTGAGCTTGGGTTTAACCTTGGTCTTTTTGTTCACATATTCGAGAACTTTTTCTGCATCGCAATAATTACCCGCAACCCCAAGCCAACCGCCATCTATAGGGAAAACCTTTTCTTCAAAGTACTTGATACCTGAAACAGTATCAGTGAACTGACTATCTGACACGAGAACCTTAGCACCCCAGTCACCGACTATCGTCGTCATTTTTTAGTTTTCTTGAGTTTGGACTCTTCTCTATGTAGTTCCATTACCGTTTCGGCTTGGATATACATTTTGTTTTGTAGATCATCCATCATGCTGCTTACTGCCCAAAGCGCACCACTATGCGGATCGTTTACACTTTCCGCAATAAGTTCAACAACATCTTTTATATTAGACAGTTTGTAAGATAATTCTTCTAAATCGTTTGCTGCATCCCATAAACTCATTTTACCTGCCCCCTTTGTGCTGGTCTTACACATCTATGTACTATTTAGTACCCTTTTGTGCACATCTATGTATATCTTTTACTTAGTTGCAATTAAATAAGCGCCGTAGTTGGCAAAACAATATCCAGAGTACATGCAGGCCAAACCCATATTGCCTTTGAGTGCCTGTTCTAGTGCGATATACGCATAGATTAACCCCGTCACAATAATTAGATTAGAGCTCATAGTGCATGGTATCCCCTTGATATGTCAGAAATTTTACAAAAAATATACCCCCCTGGGGGTGTGCGAATAAAAAAGATAGGGGGCCTGTTTCATAAGGTACGTCTTGGCGGAAGTCTGTGGATATTTGAGTAGGGGGAGGGGGGTCTAGTTGGCAGCAAGAAGTACCCTTAAGGTTATGTATACGCTGATAGACCTAGATGATTAATAGAGTGCTAGCTTAAAACGCGGTATCTCTTGTGCAAATTAGTGTGTATAGGTGGACGGGACTCCTACTTTTTAAAAATGGGGTGGTGGGTATGCATGCTTTTTATAAGCCTAACATTGTTATGGGAGGGGTATTTATTGTTTCTGAGGGGCTTGATTTTTGCCCCTATTTTGTGTTATAATAAACCTAAGGGAAAGAAAAATCCTGAGTACTTTATAAACCAACAATGGAGTAATCATGCAAGAGAATACATTAAACCTAGA